AACGCTTTTGGATTTTCTGAAAAAGAATCGTACAAGATGAGCACGGCTCTTACTGGACTTGCTGGAGATGTTGCTTCTTTCTATAACATTTCACAGGATGAGGCATTTACAAAACTGAAATCCGTGTTCTCCGGAGAAACGGAGACGTTGAAAGATTTAGGAATCGTAATGACACAGACAGCTCTTGATCAATACGCACTGGCAAATGGATTCGGTAAAACGACCAGCGCCATGACGGAACAGGAGAAAGTAGCCTTAAGATATGCATTCGTGCAGCAACAGTTGCAGAATGCGACAGGGGACTTTTCAAGGACCTCTGATCAGTGGGCGAACCAGATCAGGATTTTATCTTTGCAATTTGATTCCCTGAAAGCTTCAATTGGACAAGGATTGATCAATTTATTCTTGCCAATCGTAAAAGTAATTAACTTGGTGCTTGGAAAATTAATGACTCTTGCAAATGCATTTAAGTCGTTTACAGCAATGATCATGGGCAAGAAGACCAGTGGAGCGTCAGCAAGTCTTGATAAGACGGCGACAAGTGCAGGAAAGGTATCTAACAGCTTAAACAATGCGACAAGTTCCGCAAATAAGCTGAATAAGTCGACAAAGAAAGTTGGAGACACAGCCAAAAAGACGGCAAAGAAGATATCTGGATTGATGGGATTTGATCAGATCAATAAATTGACTGAAACAAAAGGATCATCTGGATCAAAGAGTTCTACACCATCTTCTGGTACAGGATCCGCAGCAGGTGGAGCATCTGGTGGTAATGTAGATATGGGCTCTCTTCCCAAGGGAGAAGATGAAAAAGCCACGAAACTTGG